TGACTTGCTTCATATGAACTTCCTCCACCTGTTCTGTTCCGGAGAGAGCATTTCGCTCTGCGGTTTCACCCCCTGTATTCCTGATTCACTCATCGGCTTGTTGACGTGATAATCCCCGGCTGCCTTCTGCTTGTCCATTTCCTGTTTGATGTAGGTATTTACCCACGGTTTCTTATTCTCGTCAGTGAATTTTGCAACTCCCGTCACAATAAAGGACGGATTGTATTGCGGAAGATTATTCAGTGAGTATCCTGCATCCAGCATTGGTGTGCCGCCGAAGAATTCCCTTACTTGCTCCATGGTTCTGGGTTGGGGCGCTGTTGCCTTGGCATCTCGTTCGAAACTCGGAAAGTAGATGTTGGCGTCATTGTAGTACCGGTTTGTGTTCGGGTCGTATACCGTCTGCCATCCGGCATTGTTTTCTGCTATGCCAAATCCTTGATACCAGCCCGGAGCATTCTGCTTCTGCGGTTCGCCCTTCATATACTGATACATCTGAAGAAGCAGCTCGCTTCCCCTATCTACACTAAACCTGTCCTGACTCTTCTGTGCCGCATATTTTTCAAGAGATGCATAGGCGCGCTGCAAAGCCATTTCACGTTCAATCTCGTTCTTTGCAGCCGCCATATACTGCCGCTGACCATAGTGGTATCCTTTCGCGCCCGGGTTAAGATTGTTCTTGATCTCCCAGTAAGGGTCGAACCAGTCATTGCTGGATGGGGGTGCCCATCCGGAATTCTCCGCTTTGTATCTTTGCCACATATCGTCAAAAAATTTTCTTCTCTGCTCGTTGAGCATCTTCTGGTACGGAGACTGTGGAAGATTCTCCAGATTGTAGAAACTGGGGCTGTATTCCGTATTGAAGTACATGGGGGCCATGCCAAATAATTTTCGTCTACTGTGCCAGTTCTCGGGACTGTAGCTGGAAACCATCTGGAACATTCTCCATGTGTCCTGATCCCATGTATTCGACGGTCCCTTTGACCCGAAATACCGCGCCCACTGGGCATTGTTCCAGTCATATACATTCTGTGGGAGTGCTCTGAACCTCTGTGCGGAGTATACGGGCATGGCCTGCTGGTTGCGGAAGAATTGCCCAACCGCGCTTCCGGACGGCTGCTGAACATTTCTGATTACGGAACTTGGGGCCTGAAAGTTTGCGAACTGGCCTTCCTGCTGTCTCCTGTCAAGCAGGGCCTGAGGAATACGGGTGGCTGTGTTCAGCGTGCGGCCAAGGGTGACCTGCTGCATGTCGTTGGTGTCGAGGGCCTGTGTTGCCATGGTTATCTCCTCTGTACTGCGTAGTACCGGTTTGTGTTCGGGTCGTATACCGTCTGCCATCCGGCATTGTTTTCTGCATCCAGTTCCGCGTTCGGCATTACCTGCGGCCTCCGTCACCCGGGTTGCCCGGGGTAGATACCTGACCGGGCTGGTTCTCGGGAGTGAACTGTCTGGTGTCCTGACCGACGACACGATTACCGGCGGCATCCAGCTGTTCTAGGCCGGGAGGCGGCGCTTGGTTCTGGGCTGCCTGCGGGGGGCTGGGCAGGATGTCCGTGTCTGGCGGTATGATCTTGTGCGAGTCGATGTCGAGGGAGTCGAAGGCATCGTACAGGAGCTGCTTGCGTCCGTCGAGGCCCATGATCTGGAGATCGACAGGGTTGTTGAGCAGGGGCAGGAGCTCCACTTTGCGCATCACGTTCGCTTCCTTGCTGGCGAAGATGCTGTAGCCTTGGGCGACGATGCGGAAGTCCCCAACGAGTCCGTACAGTTCCTCGTTCTCGATGTTGTATTCGTACTGGCGCTCAAGGACGGGTTCGATGATGTCGATGTCGATGGACTTGATGAGCTGCTTGATGCCACGTGCGGACTGGTTCAGGAGCATCTGGAACCCGGAGGCGGTACTGCCTGCACCGCCGATGGTGGCGGAACCGTGCGAGTAGGCCGGTATGCCGGAATGTTCGTCAGCGATCTTGGAGAAGGCAGTGTAGATGGCCAGCAGGTCGGATGTGATCGGCTTCGGCTGGTAAAAGCGGATGGCTGGCCCTGACTCCATCTGCTCGTTCGTGACCTCCCACACCTTCCACGGGATAAGGGACTTGCTGTTGTCGTTCACGCGGTCCATGTTCACTTCGACTTGGGGTCCGGAGGCAACGGCCATGTTGTAGACCATGTTCCGTGCAGCCGCATTGCAGATCTGCTGCGGATCCCTGATGACCTCAGCGAGGGACTTGCCCCAGAACGAGTCCGGGATCTTTTCGAACGAGGTCTTGGAGTAGGGTTTCTTGCCGAAGGCATCGTAGTTCAGGGTCGCCTTGATGACCTTCTTGTTGATGACCCACGCACAGATTGGGTATGAATCGTCAGGGTCCGGGATCTCGTCCACGCTCATGCCGTAGTCGAGCAGCTTCTTTCCGTCCACGAAGTCCCAGAACTCAAGGCACTGGATCTTCCCTGCTACGGCACCCGAGAGGGGGTCGTTGTCGAATCCGACGGCATCGCGCACGTCGCTGTTGATGAACAGCCAGTTGTCGAGGGTCCCGACGTCGTAGTCGTGGATGACCTCGCGGATGATCGTCTCGTTGAACCCGGGCAATCCGATCAGGTCGTAAAGCTGCTTGCGTGACAGGTAGATGACGTCCATCAGGGCACCGTCATCGATGCCGGTGGAACCCGCTGCCGGGTAGATGTTGAAGGCGGAACGGCGCTCGTAGGTGGGGATGATGCGCTCCTCGATGCTCTTGAAGAGTCGGCCCGTCTGCGGGTCGAGGTTGATCTTCTTGATCTTCTCCTTGCGGAAGATGGGGCCCTTGATGAAGGCCGCCTTGCAGCGCAGGAGGTCCTTGATCAGGTCCGGAAGGGCATCGTAGAAGCCGCCCTCCGTGAGCTGGTCGTGGATCTTGTCCGCCATCTTGTCGGCCATCTCCCGTGACTGAACCTTGAGCTCGTCTTCGACGCGCTTTCCCACCTGTTCGAAGATCCTGTTCATCAGGCTCTTCATCTCTTCCTGAGGGACCTGCACGCCGAGCTGCATCTGAATCTGCTGAAATGCGGCCATGGAACGCTGGATGATGTCCTGATTGATCTTCTCCTTGATGTGGTCCGGAAGGTCCGGAACCGGGGTCGGCTCGATGGACCAGATGCGCCTGCCCTGCTGTATGATGTTCTCGTCTATCCATGCATAGGCGGTGCGGGCCTTTGTGTCCGTGATCTGCGAGAAGACTTCCGGGGCCCCGACTTCCTTGATGGCGGCCAGCTTTTCCGGCTCGTACTCACCGTCCATCTGCATGGCGTCCTTGAGCATCTCCGTTTCGATATCGTTCTTGGCACGCTTGGCACTCTCCCACTGGTCCATGATGTACTGTTCCAGCGAGGACAGGATGACCTCCGGGGATGCCTGGAGGGCTGCCCTTTCGGCATTCTCCTGACGGTCTATCTCATCGTTCGATATGACTCTAAGCATGTTACAACCACGCATTCATTGAGGTTTTCTTGTCCGGGGAAGAGACTCTGCGTCTCTGCTCCCGCCTTGTCAGCACCCGGTTCGTATTCTCGCTTGTCATTGCTATGTATTGTACGCAGTCATGGGGATGTGATTCAATGGATTTCTCCGCCACCTCCCGGAACATCTCCCTGCCAACGAGGCCGATCTTCTTCCGACGGTACTTGGAAATGAATCCACGGCGCAGGATTTCGCAGTTCGGTGAGAGCTGGAGGGCAGGCTTGCCGTCACCGAGCATGCGTGTCAGAAGCGTGTCCACAGCCATGAATCTGGGCATCCAAGCGTTGCTTGGCGCAGGATTCGTGACGCGGAGGCCTGCTTCGCGCAGTTCCTGATAGCATGACTTCTCGTCCGTGTCGGAGCGCTTGTTGCCGGATGGGTCGGCGGTAACGATCAGTTCGTAGTTGCGGTACTTGGTGTTCAGTACCGGCTTGACGACCTCGACCAGGAGGCGGCGTATGGCGATGTCCTCACCGACGAATTCGTCGAGAAGGTTGAGGCGTCCCATGGGCAGGTACTGGCCGATCACGCAGGTGGCGTTCAGGCCGAAGTCGAAGCCGAGGATCAGTGGCACGCTCTTGACCGGCTCGATGATCGTGGGGGATGTGTGCAGGGTGTCGTTGTAGTTCATGTAGACGGGCTTGCCGTCACGCAGGTAGCCGTTCTTGCCGTGGACGTAGACGTCGATCCACTCCTTCTCCTTGCCCACCATCATGTTCTGGTAGTAGTCCTTGGGCAGGTTGGGAATGTTCTCGGCCTCCTCGGATACTCCCGAGGGCTGGCGGTAGACGGAATAGAACTTGGCCACCTCCGGGTCCGTGTGGATCTGCTGTTCCAGTTTGACGAGCCAGTGGTCCTCGTCCGGGGCATTGGTGTCCGCGATGACGCCGTACCACGTGCAGCCCCCGTCCTTGATGGCCGGGAAGCGTCCGCACCGGGACTGGATGGTGTCGAAG